GGAAGTTCCGTTTGACCAGGAACCCAGGTTTGGTGGCAAGGTACACGCCACTATACCCCGCCTGGGTGACCTGGTGAAGGAGATGTATGTACGTATCACACTACCCGAAATGAATCAAAATATTCTAACTGAGTTTGATTCAGTCCTGCAGGAATATGTGGGTATCAAAACCCACCCCACCTACGTCGATTCGGTTGGTAACGCCGTTCTGCGAAGGGTTGACCTATCCATTGGAGGACAGGTACTGTCATCGTTAAATGGAGAATACATGGAGATATACAACGACACGTTCGTACCCAGATCCCACAGTAAAGCCATCGAGAATATGGTGGGGAGGACCTATATCAAGGATGGTGCAGGCCCCGCGTCGAATGTAGTGTATCGCACAGAAAATGGGTTTTCGGCAAATGGTGCGTTCCCCCGCACTTTCATCGTGCCACTGCGATTTTGGAACTCACAGGACGTCAGCCTGTCCATCCCACTCGTGGCGCTACAGAAACAGGAACTGGAAATTACTATACAGCTCGAAGATGTCGAGAGGTTAGTTACAAGTAAACTGTTTGATCTCAAAGGTCACCTTAAAACCGATATACAATTGGGCGGGAAACCACTCGAAATAGAGAAAATGTCGTTACTCGTCGATTATATCCAACTCAGCGACGAAGAGGCCACCTATTTCACCAACTCGCCCATGCAATACACAATCACACAGGTACAGGGTATCGAGACCACTGTAGGGAAAAATGAAGATTATACAACACTCCCGAAACAAATTAGACCCACCTTTTCAAACCCCGTCAAGGAGTTATTCATCATTACACAGGATGACCCCAATAGGCCCAGAAGCCTACAGGCAGTTTCAACGTTAACAAATGATTATTTCAATTTCAAAAATTCGGTTGGAACGGATCACCTGAAATCTCTTGAACTCCTTTTCAATGGAGAAATCCGTATCCAGAAGGAAATAGCTGACGGTTCCTATTTGCGGGTGGTGCAGCCCCTCCAATCCCACACGAAAGTGCCAGAACGATTTATATACAACTACTCATTTGCATTGGACCCAGAGAATTATGCACCCACGGGACAGGTCAACTTCAGTCGCATCAAAGATATACTGTTTAACCTGACACTAAACCCACCGTTAGGTAAGGATGTGAACACCAGAATCTACGTAAAGAGTTACAACGTATTAGTTATACAAGACGGCATTGCCGGCGTACTATTCAACTATGGATCTGGAGCAGGCAATTGAAATGCTTAAACCATTTTTTGAATCATCTACTGTTATCGCAGCCGAATACTGCAAAGCGTGTAACAGAAACTTCTTGACCCCACAGGACGTGCAATATGGCCGTAGATTTGCAGCCAGGTATATCGTTGGTATAGAAGAAGAGTCATTTTTCCCCGACACATATCAAAGTGACGACGACTATGATGAAGACTACGAGGAAGAAGGAGATTACGACGAACCACCAGACCCTTTCGTGAGATACACAGGCGACGATGCCCGGATGAACGCTATCAATGCGTGCTACGACACATGGGACCAGTGGGAACCCGAACTCCCACTACAACGCGCGGCAAAAAATGCAATTGGAAAAAAATAACTATATTTCAGGGATGGTCAAGCGTATTACATTGAAGAAAGTGGACGCACCCTCAGGGTGTACAATAAATACCTCTGGGACCCTCATTATAGATAACGAATCAGAATATGAAATCCATAGTGACGATGAACGTTGTGATGAGGATGGTTATTCATCAGAGGGTATGTTTGATTATGAAAGTTGTGCAACTTCTGACGCAGAAGATACCTATGAACCACAGAAGACATACACCTTCTCACCCGCTAAAATTAATATGACAGAATATGATGGCGAGGAAGAATTGGAAGAAGAAACTGACTTCAAACCGGTCAAAAAAAAATGTAAATAGATAGTAAATGATTAGCCAGATCGCACAGGATATCCAGTCACAGTCCGTCAACTCTATGGTGGGAGGATTCTCCTTCGCCGCCGCCATCGCATGGATGGACGTCGTCCGTTGGATCATTGCCAACACCGTCAAGACGTCGAAGAATGGCGGTATCTATTACCTCATTACGGCCCTCGCGACCACTCTGCTGGCCGTTCTCGTCTTCACTGCCCTCAACCTGATGACAAAGGATGACCTTAAGAAGCAGCAGCCCGTGTTCGCCGTGACACGCTAAATCCAAACACATTCAATTTATCGAGGTTATACCCGATTTCATATTTCAGATACAATTCTGAAACATGAAATCATAAATAATATAGTCATACAGTATGGCGAATAGCAACAGCAACAGCAACAGCAACAGCAACAGCAACTCTGGGTCCAACAGCAATACGGGTAGTCGGGCGAACCTAACCCGCCGAATGGGGAACCTACAGAGACTTCACAGTAGGATTCTATCCAATCGCGCTTCATTCAACAACAACCCCGCACAATGGAACGCCCTGGGCAACCAGTCGAGAGCGACGCAGCGGTATATCCGAACCCACCGTCACACGACTTACGCGCGGGATGCTGGGTTCACCAACACACTTCGACAGATGGTCGCGCGATCCAACGCACACAACCCCAACGCTCGCGCCAACAGCAACAGCAACTCTGGGTCCAACAGCAATACGGGTAGTCGGGCGAACCTAACCCGATACTTTTCTTCTACAGAAATTTATGTAACCCGCCGAATGAGGAAAATACAGAGACTTCACAGTAAGCTTCTATCCAATCGCGCTTCAGCCAGCAACAGACCCGCACAATGGAACTCCCTGGGCAGACAGTCGATAGCGACGAAGCAGTATATCCGAACCCACAATCTCACGAATTTCGCGCGTGGTGCTGGGTTCACCCGCACACTTCGACAGATGATCGCAGAGGCTCAGTGGGGCGGTCCCACCAGCAACAGCAACAGAAACAGCAACAGCAACAGCAACAGCAACAGCAACGGCAGTATACGCAGTTACAACAGTAATACACGCCGGATGGTATTCCCCACCAGCAACAACAACAACATCGGTAATAACGAACAACCGCAGCCGTTATTTAACAACAGAAACAGTAACAATACTCGAGCGGCTGCGGCCTATAGCTATAACAGAATGGTGGCAAACAACATTGGTCACATTCTTAATTCGAAGGCAAAAAATTACAAAAAAAAAACCAAGTGGGGTGTGACGGCCAGTAAGAATAACGCAAAGGAATGGTACAATTCCACAACGGGGAAATTGAAGAACGTGACCGCTAACAACGTCTACGCGAATAATTTAGGAGCGGATGTTTTCAAGCCTGGGCAGTTAAAGAACCTGTACTTTGACGCAAACGCCAAAGGAAGTACGGCCAGGAGACTGTACACGAGTAACACATTGATACGGGTACAGGGTAGTAACCCTTACACTCAACAACCCGTCAAACCCCGAAAACTCACTTCTAACATGATTAATGCTATTAGGGAGTCCATGAAACGACGAGGTGTGAAGTCGACGGTAGCAGCAGCGAAGATTCTCGTGAAAAAGCCGACGAAGGCGGGTATAAAGAAAAAGCCGACGAAGGCGGCTATAAAGAAAAAGGCGATGCAACTTTACATGACCCATTAAGCTGGATACAAGAAGGCTATGGAGATTTACAATAATTATTAAGTCCGTTTCTTCAGTGACACGGTCTTAAATGATGTCAATACCATTACAATCAAACACAGTATGACAGTTGCACCGCCATAGACCATTACATTCTTATTGTATTTGGGTGCGAACTCGTGGAGTTTAAGGGCTTGGGGAAGTTCGAAGGATTTGCGCACAACCGGTTCTACATTCAACTTATCAAGGTTACACTTGATTTCAAATTTCAGAGTATGATTCTGAAGCTTAAAATCATACGGGGACAGGACCCCGAAATTATCAACCCAGAATTGAATCCGAAGGCTTTTGATGACTGGCTCCTTCCCCCTTGGGAACTTATATTGGACCGCTTCGTCCATATCAATATGCGTGGGGTTACCGCGCCGGAGGATGGTTCCAACATACCCAGGATCCTGTGTGTATATCTCGGATTTGAGGTGGTCCCGGTTGTTCGGTAATAGGGCCATATACAGAAACTGTGCTCCTAAAATATCAACGCCACTTGAAATGATTTTAAAACTGCTGCTGCTGTAGGTGCCTGGTACAAACCCAAACACACTTGCGGGACTGTTGTTACTAAACACCAAATCAAATGCCGTCGATCCACCATCGAAAGTGTAGGTGTTGGTACCAGAATCGTAGGTAACAGCCACTGACACTGTATTGGCTGTATCAGATGCAATAGCTGCAGTGATGTCAGTCGCAAGGGCAGCCTCTGACGTGTATATCTTTGGAGTCATCGTAATCGGTTCGTCGTTGTAGTGAAAGGTGTTGTTGTAGGTATCAATAGTGTACCCAGAGAATGGTATAATCGCATTTGCGAGTTTTAGTTCTGATACATCGTACAGTGGCCTGTTCAAATTCACCAGGTAGTCCTGGGATTCTGGCCAGGCAGATACGTTTCTATCGGAACTATTAACCGTTAGAAGGTAAGAACTCATCTATAATTAATTTTTTATAATAATTTTGTAGTTTTTTCCCAGAACCTTTCGCTCCATATAACTCACCGCCCCCCTGACGGTGGGTTTACTCCATAAAATCCACCTTGACCAAAAACCAGGTGTCCTGATACCACTCATACCCCAATTCTCCTTCGTGCTGGACCGGCGCAGAAGCATGACTGAATCCACCTTGGTGGGCGCTCTGTATTTTGTGGGCCTACCACCGTGCCTCGCAATATACCTCGCCATACGCAAGGGGTCCTTGTGAATAGTATAATCACTGTAGCCCTTCTGGCCAAATCTGACAGAACTGCCATCGGGAAGGATAGCTTTGAATTTCTTCGGGCCAGTTGGGTTTCTATATAGGTAAATAGTTCTCATGGTTACTATTATATCAGAAAGTAATGTCGATTACCATACCAGAATCTTTCAACTCCTTCAATTTTGCCTGCTCCTTATCGAAATCGTGCAATTTCCCCATATCATCATTAATCTTCTTAATAGCGGTACCAGACTGGTCATAATAGTACCCTGGTGCAGAATGTCCCCCTATGCCCACAATATGAACCGGACGACCGGTCGCCTTCAATATATGCAGAATAGCAAGTAACCCACTCGTATATTTTCCAGACTTCTCATATTCCTGTATTCTGTAATCCCATTGAAAGAACCCAAATTTTTTACAGAATTTCTTCCTATTTCTTGTTCCCATCCATACAACATTTGTTAAATATTTAAAAATTTTCTTGAAATTATTAGGATGGAGGGATTCATTAATGTGGAATGCATTGCACTTTGACCCCACATCTTTCTCATATCCATCAAGTTTGAATTTATTAATTCTGACTACAATGTCATAGGAATCTATACATTTTCCTAATTTCTTTCCCAAAAGACTGGGAGAATTTCCAACCACTATGACACTTTTGTTCCTAAAAGGATTGGATGGAATTCTTATAAAAATTATATAAAATATAAAATTAATTAAAATTAATTTTAGAAAATTCTGAACCATATACCTTTACCAAATAATAGAATATCATAGGTATACCGACCTGTTATGTTTCATATATTATGAAAATTTGAATGATATTCATAATATATATTTTTTTGTTAGGCCATACAGATACCCCAAATACAACATGCATTGTACGTTAGAATTGCACTCATATATATACAACACATTCTGTCACACTCTTCATCTTCATCCATAGTATCACCCATGTATTAAATTTATAATTTGTCCAAAAGTCAGACCCTTCCTCTGACCTCTGGATATAACAACGTCACCTTTATAAAGGAACATAGGCCCATTCTTGGAAATCCTACCACCCCTGCTACCACCTACCTTTACCGCGCGCGGAATGGGACCCTGGTGATTCTTGGCAATCAGATCAACAATACGCTTGTGCCCCAGACCCTTGCGGAACTTCGCGGGTATCACAATCTCACCAGACAACACACGGTACACACACGACCGGCGCACATTGCCTCCAGAGTGCATTCGGGAATTCTGCGTGCCAAATTGTTTACACTCTTGATGTTTTCTGTTATAACTGGTCCCGATCGTATTGAGGCATTCCTGGTTTAACCTTCGGAATTCCTCATTAGCCATATTTAAAAATGCCCTGGTGCCCATTGTCGGGTCAGACTTTTTCCCGAAAATCCCCATACTATATTATATCCTACGAAAAGTTAATGGCGTAGGGATTATTTGCGTTTGTGCGCTTGGCCAGGTCCAGGTCCGCCGTACGTGGATCACGGTTACCCTTGAACGCATTGAACTGGTAGTGCTTGTCCTTTACGTATGCCTGATTTGCCACACCAGTTGGTCCCATGGGGCCCTGTACCGCCCTGTGTGCGCCAGACCTCATTGATGTAACCGCACCTCCCTGTGATCCTGGGTTTCCGCGCACATTCATTCGCCCGGGATTACCCGCACGCCCTACGTTTCCTCTTCTGTCTGCCGTACGCAACCCACCCTCCTGGAGGACTGGGTCTGATGCGTAGCCCCCCCGGAAGCTTGCGATACCAGGCGCAGCCACGTCATTTACTCGCTGTGTATTGAGGTCACCCTTATTTCGCGACGGCATATCACTCACGGGGCCCGACCCTACTACATGCTGCGCAGACCCATACTGGAGGCCGTCATCACGCATTGTTGTGGTGGAACGGTTTGTCTGCCTTTTGGTTTTCTCGTGGTTCTGGTGTCCCATCGTTCCGGTGAGTGCCCCACCCTGGCCCTGGGCACGACCTTTGACGGGTGGGCGCCTGTCCCACAGCGCCGCTGTCTTCTCGGGCCTTTCCTGGGTAAGGTCTCCGATTGCCGATGTTCCACGTTTTACTATGGGGTTGGCGGGGCCAGCACGCCCTGGCAGGGTGGTTAGTTTGTATGCCCCCACGTTGTTGGGCATGGGGCGGTACAGCTGCTGGAAACCACCGTAGGCAGGTACATCTGGGTTGAGTCCCAGTCCAGGGCCCACGTACTGTTTCTCCATGGGTTGAACACTATTGGTTTTTGAGGTG